CTAGATCTTTTTTCTTGTTGATCAAAAATCCTAGCGATCTGTCTCCTTGCAGATAGATACTATCGTATCGCTCCATCTCTTGGCCTATGTCTGCAATGGTAGCAGGATCATGGAGAGATCTACCTTCTCTCACAGCTCTATCCATCAACTCTGCTAGATACTCTCTCCCTCCAGGAGGTGCAGTGATGGCTTTTTCAGTCACACCAGGTACACATATCTGGCATAATTGACTCAAGAATAAACAAGCATCACTATACCTAATATACTCGTCCACATAGATAAACTCCTTACTCCTCTCTGCAGTAGACAGAGGAGTATCTACTAATCTATCCTTTATTATACCTTCTATATCCCTAGGCATAAATCTCTTGTTGATATAGCTTATTTTTTCTCCAAAAGGATAGACTAGCATAATCAAGTTTTGTAATACTCTACCTACTGTAGTCTCGATATCCCTATCCAAATTCGCTATATCTCCTTTCTGTAATGCTATTGTATCCTTGTACTGAAATAATCCTTTATTTTCATTCTGATAATCTACAATTTTATCCCAATACCCTTCTTTATTAAAATACCTACACTCTCCATTCTCATATTTCAGATATCCTACTCTCTCTTCACTAAGACCTACTCTATAGCTCAGTAAAGATACTATCCACTCCAGATCCATCCATAGTCTAGTCTCTTGAATGACCCATCTAAAATACTCTACTCTAGTCATAACAAATACCTCTTTTTTAAAAACAGACTCAATACTTAAAGAAATCCTCTACTCTACCTACCCTATACTCTTTACCATATCTATAGCCTACTACTCTGTCAACATCATCTACTTGTAATAACCTACTATCGATAACCCGATAATCATCACTGTACTTGTATAACACGATACTAGCACTCTCTATACCTTTTTCTATATAGATATTGCTCTCGATAGGTACCATCCTACATCTGTCCTTGTTTTTCAAGAAACTCACATTGATACATTTACCAAATAATTTTATACCTTTTTTGACATCTCTAAAGTTATCCATATGTCTTCTGTAATTATTGCTATCATTTTTTCTTTTCTTATCCACTCTACCATCTCTTTTTTCTTTTTTATATTCTACTTTGCTTAAGTATAATAACTTTTTCAATACCCTATTTCTGCCTTTATAGTCTATTCTGTCTACTATGCCTATACTGTCTTTGTTTTTGATATAGATAGGATCACTCAGGTATCCTAGTCTACCTACTTCTCTTTTTCTTTTTCTCTCTACACTAACACTATAGAAACTACAAAATCCCCTGTATTCCAATTCACTCCTCTTCTTTCTTTCCCTCCTATCCTTATCAGGATAGTCACTCAAGAGAGCATGCTTTCCATCACTATAAGGAAGTAACATACTCATTCTTTCGATATACATTTTCAAGTATATCAACAGTACATCACAAAAACAATCGCTTCTCCAGAATAGTCCAATGTGGATATGCCACTTTCTACTAGAGGATCCTTTCTCCAATACCCAACTGTATCCTAGTAAGTAATCCATAAAACCTGTAAATCTGATATTGTTATTTATTTTTAATATTAGATCTAAGTAGTCTCTGCTACTGTGTTTAAATTTACTTCTGCTATTTATCGTTAACATGTTGTACTGATACTCTTTGTGAAGATTGATAATGTTATCTTCTAGTTTGATTAAAGAGTTTAGTCTATTGATATCTTGTTCGTAATAGATACCTACTTTGGAAGATTTGATTATTCCCTTGTAGTCTCTATCTGTTCTTCTATCATTGTTCCAGAATAGAAGAAGTTCTTCTGGTGTGAGTAATCTCTTTTGTTCTTGTGGTAAAGGTGATCTGTTTAAAAAGGTGGACATAATAAGACCTGTATATATGTAAAGTGAATATAGATATATACAAGGGAAGGTATATAGACTCTATAGAAGAGATATCTAGTATAGTGATGGTGTATAGATGGTATATACAATATATAAAAAACGTAGATGATACCTTAGTAGTATACCACGTTTTTTATATAGAAAAATAGGGAAAATGGTGTAAACAATGTTTCTAGACTTTGCGCATAAGACAAAGTACTAGCCCCTCACTATATATTTATCTGAACTATTTATAGAGTAAATATAGTTAAAATACCTTATAAAACCCCTTATATAAGCCTGTTTCTGATAAGAAATATACTTAAAATTGGAAGAATTAAGTACTACAATATGTTTCTTATCATTTCATAGGTAAAAATATCCCATCATAGATCCCCTATACACTCCTTCTAGTATAGAGGAGTGTATTTCTTTCACATCGTTATCTATATAACTTCGTTCAAGACCTCTTTCCACTCTTTTAGGGAGTGGAAAGAAGTGGGGGAAATATGATCTTTACATAGCTTCTTGAGGATTGATATTCCTACTCTCTATAGAGAGCTGTCTAATATGAGAAGTGATCTCAGATATCTGATTGAGATTCTCTAGATACTTAGGTAACTCTTCTTGATAAAAAGCAGTAATATCTTTTTCTTTCTTACTGATCTTAGCCAATAAGAAAAGATTAATAGCAATATCCTTGTTGGTATAATGCTTTTCAAATAACTCATCTTTAAAGATACTTAAATAAGAAGACAAAGGTAGATAGATCGATAATCCATTTTTAATATAACCCATCACAAGGGATCTACTAAAATCAGGATCTTCTTTTATACTCTTTAAGTAAGAGACGATTTCTCTTTTCTCTTTATCATCATCCTCTGTTTCTTCTGTTAAGATATACTTACTGGCTTCTGTATAGATACGGGATAATAACATGGGGTTGATACTACCGAGATATTCTTGATAGTAAGTACTGTCTTTCATAGTGACAAAAGAGAGTAATTCGCTTAAAGTAAAAGTATAATCATCTCCATTAAGAATGATTTCACAAATACTTTCTTTATCCTCATGATCCTCTATCAGTAAGAGTCCTTCTAGTATCTCTACTTTTTCTTTTAAAGAAGTCTCATTAAGAAATACCCCATACTCAGTGATAATATTAGATAAGATATCTTCGTGGAAAGTATATATCTTTGATAAGGCATCATAGACATCTATGTTGTCTATTTCCATTAAGTAGTTATCTAGAAGGTCATATTGATCGTCTCTTTCAAAATAGGTTATTAGTTTAGCTGCTCTAAAATAGAGATTGAGTAAAGTGTTATTGACTCTGTTTTGCAAGAACATCAGTAAGAGATCAGACATAGGAAAATACCTCTGTATATAAAAATTCATTAAATAGTCCAGGAGCCGTATATGGTCAACGATAAACATTTATCTGCTGTGGTCAATGATGTTGTTAACAATACTCCCACGAATGGTAATAGACAAGAAAGAAGAAAACATAGTGCTATCAAAAAGAAAGCCAAGAAAGAATTAGAAAAGTCATTACGAAACAATGATGACTGGACAAAACTAGAAGAACTCTATCAAAACTCTATTGGTAGATTTAGACCTATTGTTTTGTTAGTACAAGCAATAGAGAATAATAATTTTGTTCAGTATCTGTATGGCGATGAAATAGAGGTTTTTAATGATAATCTTAAACTCTTATTAAGAGATGTCAATGCCTATAGAGATGAACTGTATAAGATCCATGCGGTTCATGCTGGTAGGACAGGGAGTTGTGAGATTGATGATTTGCCGATTACTTTAGATATTGGTAATAAGTACTTTATCTTTAACCAGCATTTTGAAGCTAATATTAGCCCTGTATTTAATCACCTGGTAGATCTCTCTAGACTAGCAGAACTTAGAATACAGCAAATTCAACAACAAGAGCAAGCAGAAAAAACAGTATTAGAAGGGAATAATGAATCATGACAGATAATACACCTAATTTTGGTAGTTTGAATGATCCTTTTGATCAAGAACATCAAGCCACCCCTCCTACTCCTCCGCAAGTACCTGAAGAGCCTAAAGCTTCTGTAGTCAATCCTGAAAATGACTATATGGATCCAGAGCCGCAATCCCCTACTCCTCCTCCTACTACTCCCAAGGATCCTGAACCTGTAGTCTCCATGACTCCAGAAGAAAAGCAACAAGAGATCTTTGACAAAGTACTAGGAGAAAAACATCTTTCTACTTTGAATGATCTACCTGAGAAAGGAGCTAAAGTACACCTCAGTACCAATCCTTTTAAAGAAATGTCACAGAGAGAGTTTGAAGAAGAACTCAGTAAAAGAAAAGATATCCCGGTAGCTATTCCTAGTGTGACCCTAAAACAATTCCAAAACATGGTCAAAGGAATCCCTAACGTAGATCTCCAAGACTCTCCTACTAATAGAGAACTCATGGCGATCTATCGCTCTTCCTATAACCATCTTCCTAAGTATGGTGGTCTTCAATCTACAGTGGATAATGAAGAAAGAGATTTCTATCAAGAACTCCCTGTAGATGGCGGTGTGTTGAAACCCATGAAGCCTAAGATGAGTATCAATCCTGCTACTAAACCTACAGGAGAACAAGCGGTTATTCGCATGAATGCTCTAATGGGTAAAGGTGGAGTAATTAATGTACCTTTGTACCACAGTGGTTTCTGGGTATCGATCAAAAATCCCCCCGACTCCCGTCTTATTGACATGGAGTATGAGATTGTCAATAGCAAAGTCGTATTAGGTAGAAACTTGTTAGGTTCTATCTTTTCTAATGATCGTCTATTCATGGTACAGGCTTTATTGCAGTTGTTTAGAGAATGTGTTTATAACACTACCTTACAAGAAGCAACGGATAATCTCTTTGACAAAATAAAGCTCCATGATATCAACACCATTGCTTGGGCGATGGCATCGATGATCTATCCCAATGGAGTCCCTTATTCTAGAATTATCTATTCCGAGAATATCGAAGAGAATAGAGTAGCCAAAGGTATTGTAGATATTTCTAAGCTGCTATGGGTAGATAGAAATGCTTTATCTGAAGATCAAATGCGTCATATGGCTAGAAATAGAAAGCCCACAATGAGCGATCTTGAACTAGAGAAGTATCAAGAGAAATTTAAACTCAAGATGACTAAAAGAGTCAAGCTAGATGACATCATGACTGTAGTTTTAGGTGTACCTACGATAACGGATTATCTTATCTTTGGTGAAAACTGGATCAATACCAATATCGCGAGAGCTGATGCCATTATTGAAGATACGGAAGATGAAGTCAGACGTAATGAACTCATTACTAACTACTTTAAATCAGATTTATTATCTCAATATAGACATTTCATCAAAGAAGTCATCTTGACTCCTGAAGGTGGAGAAGAAGAGGTCTATGGTGATGATGATAAAGATACCATTGACAAGATGTTATCTAGTATCTCGACCAATGATGCTGTCATCGATATGCTTTTAAAAGAGATCACACAGTTCATCGATGATACTCAGGTATCGATCATTGCAACACCTACCTTGACAGAAGAGCCTACTCAGTCTAATCGTTTCCCGCATCTAGTACCGATGGATCCTCTCTACACTTTTTTTACCCTGCTCCTGCAGCGCACTACGAAGATCTCGAGCCGGACAGCATAGTCACGTCTAATGAATTTGTTAAGAAAAACAGTATCCGAGGATTTACCTATCTCTTTAACAGAGAACCTACTGAAGAAGAGATAGGTTATCTTCATCCGAGATATGCTGTTGAAGGGAATATCCGCAAGATACTGATGGATATCCCTAGACTGACCAATAGCTCAGATAAAGATATTGTTAAACGAACGCTCTATGATGAAGTATGGGGAATACATAATCACGAAAAAGATCATAATCCTTTTTCTTTGGTAGCTCCCCATCCTGGCGAAGCGCTGTATGGAAAAAATACCATACTGGAAAGAAGACTACGTATCTATCATGATAACTATATCCAAAAGTATCTTGGTATGTCCTTTATTGAATTCTTAGATTTAACTAGACCACAACAAGAGATCATTACGAGATTTTGTTCAGAGCAGAGAATCAAAGACAGTAAACGGGATAATGCCCAGAAAGATCAAGTTATCAATGAGATTAAAGAACTCACAGGTGAAAAATAAACATAGCAAGAATAATGTATTGACACGGGCTATTCGCTAATGTCAAGCAATACTGATATAGAAGGATTACTTGTAAAAGTAGTTGGAAGCCAGTATTGTTATATAGCATGTCGATGGTGGAAATGAGATCATCGGTTTTTTGCTACTGCTGCACCGGCTCCTATAACACTGAGTCTTCTCTTGCCGGAGAGTCGTTATAGGAGCCACCTATTCATCTCGATATCCAGATGTAAAAAGGATAACAGATATTTTATTTTTTCTTTGTTGTCTCTAGCGATAGAGATAATGAAGAGTTATGACGTTTTTTATATAAAAAGGAGTGCATCATGCCTGATTTATTAGAACTTGCCATCATTGCTGGTTGTGTTTATGCTGTTGCTAAAAACAGAGATCTTGTTGAGATGTTAGGTGATCCTCAAGAAACAGAAAAAAGAAGACTAGCAGAAGAAAAAAGACTAGAGGAAGAAAAGAATATCCAAGTAGTTCATATTCACCATCACTATTAAGAAATCATCAGGGTGTACCATGTATCCGATTTATCAAGATCCATTTGTTCTCGATAAAGAAGCCTATAAAAGAGATATCTATCCTTTTCAACATTACAAAGCAGATACGGCTTTCTTTTTATCCAAGATGCATGGTATCCCGATAGAAGAAGCCAGTCGCTTTGTGGATAGCAATACTAACGCTAATAATCCACAAGCTTTTTATCCTCTAGATAAACAAAGAATCGTCACAATCGATGTCAATCAACATGGCGATAGATATATCAATACCAATGAAGATAACAATCTTTATAACTTCATTTATGATGCCTGTAAACAAGGACAGATCATAACTCCCCCCTTCTCTATTTTTAAACCAGAGAAAGAACAAAAAGCTTATCTTGTTGACTATATTGACTTTAACGTTAAAGCACGAGGTAAAGCCAAGAAAGAAATGTTTAAATACAAGATGGCGGGGGATACCAATAACTTTATCATCAAGAAGAATGAACAGAATAATAAGAAGATTAATAACAACTCTATTTCTGGGGCTTCTTGTATTCCGACTACTCCTATCTACCATTCTACTATGCATCCTTCTTTGACATCTACTTGTCGCATCACCGCAGCATATGCCAATGCGAATAATGAGAAGATGTTAGGAGGCAATAGACATTATTTCAATCCTGATATTACTTTAGCTAATATTATCTCGATTTGTCGAAATACTGATTATACTCAATTACAATTTATCATGGATAAATATCAACTCCATTATCCCACGACAGATGAGGTAATGGAGGTAATAGAGTATTCTTCT